CCGAAACGGAACCAAGTCCCATTGTAGCATGATTACCAGTAGCCATCGCATCAGGACCTGCATCAGCAGTTCCCAATGAATTAGTCATTGCTATTCCAGTAAGATAAGCAGTTGTAGTTCCAGTTGCTGTGACAGTACCTACTGTAACACCTAGTTCTTGATTATTATTTGTAGAATTTGTTGCGTTGGCATCTCCACCATAGACTGCCGTTCCAAGAGTGGCACTCATTAGGAGATTAGTATTATTTACTATGGCATCGCCATACTCGCCCCAAGCGTTTTCGCCCCAGGTAAGTCTACCCCACCCAGTGTTAACTTCTCCGGCTGATGTTTCGTCCCCGAGTGTATTGGTTAATGCAAAACCTGTAGCTACAATTGCTACGTCGGCTTGATCGCCCCATTGATTTTGTCCCCAAACACCTGAACCCCAAGTCGGTTGACTCATAGGAAGTTACCTCCCTATTATCCTGAGATTCTTAGGATAGCTGCTGTACTTGTCGGCGCTGGAAATTGAATTGTAAACGTACCAGAAGTAGCTGTTTTATCTGCTCCAAAATCTAAAACACACACTGCTGCATTTGTTACGGCAGATGAAGTGTTATAAATTAAAGCTCCTCTAGCAGTTAGAGTTACACCAGTAAAAGAACGGTCTGCAAAATCAGCTCTCGCTACACCTGCAGAAATAGATGTTCCGTTATTGGTTAACGCTCCACCACTAGCTGTATACTGTCCACTATTACCAACTTCGTTAGATGCTGAATATGCAGTAGTCGCTGAGTTTAGAGTTGCTGAAGAAGTATAAAGGGCTATCTTGAACTTGTCTCCAGATGATGAAGCAAAGTTTTGATCGCCTTCCAATAGCTGTTTCTTAAATGCGTTTGCAATCGCTTGTGTTATAGCCATATTTTTTTTCTCCTATTTACCTATACGAGGAACACCACTTTGATATTCGTCTCGTCTTCGTCTTCCCATTTGTTCTATTGCGAAGCCTTCAACAGCTTGTTTATACTTTCCTTCGTATAATTGCAAGAGGTCATTCGGGCCTTTTAGAAAACTAAATGCTTCTATCAGACATGCATACAAAAGTCCATTGGGAAACTTCAAACTTAAGTATGTTGTAGTAGTTGTACTCGATAATCCTGGGTCTTTCAAGGTAAAATTTAATTGAATGGTATAGGTCGCATTAGGAGTAGGAGCCACGACAATTGTATCAGCATCCCACCAGCTATAATATTTAGGCACTCCTGTCGAATTTTTAGGATTAAACTCGGACATAAAACTCGTATCTCTATACTGTAAAAAATCTCTATTATCAGCTGCTCCAACTCCGTCTGAATCAACAATTTGAGCCGATCTAATAACTAAACAATTATCTGGGGCATCAATAAATCTAGTTGAAGCCACCATACTAGCTGTTTCATATCTTCTATTGGCATCTACATCTACATCCCTTAATATTCTCCATTCAGCGTCTTCTATAAACCCATTTACAATCGCATCAGTTAAAACTGAACTTGTTACTTCTGTATATTCTCTAATTTTTGTTACTAATTCTGCGTATGTCATATTATCCTTGTTGGTAATCCAATGGCCCTGCTAAGACTTGGAATCCTCCTCCAGTTGCACTAGCTGCAGCATTCGATACTAAATCAAACGTGTAACTATTTTCTTGAGTTACTGTTGGTGGCTGTCCAGCTTGGTTATGAGTTGTTTGTACCATAGTTATAGAATATCCACCATAAATTTTTGCTCCTGAATTATGAGAACTTGCTGTTGTATTTTTAGGAGTATATCCTCTAAATTGTGAGTTGGTTCCCCGTGTACATCCCGTTAAAGTATTAGCTGAATTTCCTGTGTATTGAATTACTTCATTATTATAATAAGAATCTCCCGTGGCACCAGAAGTTTGGACTTTTTCAATAATTATATATCCAGCTGTAGGAAACGCCGATGAATCAGTTAATAAAATAGAATCAGTACTAGCATCAATTGAAGATGCTAATGTAGTTGACATTTCAAATGTAGAAACTGCAACTCCTCCCACCGGAGATTTAACGGCAGTAAATCTTACAATATCATTATTGGATCTTTTACTAAAAGGTTCTGAAACTGTAACTTGTTTAGAAGCAGCTGCTGTTGTAAATGGATTCTTTGGTAAAAAATCTTGTGTTCCGAATTCTGTTCTAGCTGGTCTTGCTTTATCTAATCCTTGAGGATCAGCTACAAATGGTTTGGGTTCTAATTGTGGTTGCTTAGGTTCATATTCTGAGTAATGAACAAATGCTCCATTCCATTCTGTAACCATTTGTCTCCATGGATAAGCTAATCCACTTCGATCTGAAATTGCTAATGCGTGTTTTCCTTTTGCAAATTTTGCCATTATATCTCCGGATAATAAGTCTTAGGAGAAATATAAACACTTGCAGGAGATCCATCTTCTTGCAATGCTCTATTAAATTCATCCTCATAAATTAATTTCATTTCTTGTGTTCGCGCTGGAGCTTTTTTCATAGATAAATAATAAGCTAACCCTGCACACATAGCAGGAACAAATCTATTAACTACATCGGCTTCATTAGTATAGGCTCCGGCATCTTGAATTCTTTTTAAATAATAATAATGAATAAAATCTCCAGCTTGAGTAGAACCTGGAGTTAAATATAAAGTCATTGTAACTTTATCTATAAATCTTTGTACCCAATATTGTGAAGGTTGTCCTGTAGCTGTTTTATTTGAAAAAGCTGAATATTGTGATCTATTAATTTTTGAAAGTGGAGTGTCCACATTTGAAGTAGTTCTAAAACTGGCTTCTAATATATCGGAAGCTCCATAAACAGCTGTGGTACTTGAAGTCCCGTCGTCAGTTGATCTAAACATTGTATAGGTTGCTTGATCAGCCACTAAGGTAAAAGTATTCTCAGCTACTTCCCAAAAATGCGCACCTCTATTTTGCCATTCTTGAAACATTATATTTAATGATCGTCTAGCTGATTTTAAATCATTACCAGAATAATCAAAAAAACCCAATCTTTCAAATGACTCCGTAATTACATCATCTATCGAGAAATTTTTCTCGAATGTAGTTGTACCCGAAAACGCCATTGGCTACCCCTTACGTATACGTTCCAATAATCGTACAAAAGTCGCAGTTAGTTAAATCGACATACATACCTGCATCACATTTAATTCCATCTCCAGGAACTTCAAAGCTTTGTCCGTGATTATCTGCATTTGAAAACTTTGCATGAAATACTAATTGAGAAGCTGTTTTATCTGAAGTTGCTTCATCATAAATTTTTATTTCTGCATCAGCTGCTGTTGCTTGTCCATAAACACCTTGTATTCTAGCTTTAGTAATTACAGCTGTTGTAGTACCTGTATATTTTCTAGCTAAACCATCTGCCGTTAAAGGGATAGTTTGTTTTACATCTGAACCGAATGCCATATTTTTTCTCCTTATTTATTTTCTCCAAGGTTGAGCAAATGTACCATTCCCAATTAGGAATGCATCAATTGACCAAATTAAACCAGCAACTGCTCTACATCTTATGTGAGCACCTTCTAGTCCACCTCTAGTAGTAGCATCTAAAGTTAGTGTATCAGCACCACCTGCAGTAAATGCAGTTACAACTCCTGGATCAGTCGCTGTATTGTTGTACCATGCACAACCTCTAAACACATCTGCTGTATCTCTACCTGCTGCAGTTCCTGCATTCAAAGTAAATGTGTATGAACTTGTTAGACTTGAAGTTACGATGAACTCATACATCATTCCAACTCTGTTTGCAGAGTTTGGATCATCCTTACCAGCTACATTAGCTGTAGCCGTAGATATGATTTCAGGTAAATTAAATACAGTGGTTGCATTGCCAACCTGTATAATTTTACCTTGATATTTATCTATCCCAGTAATGTCAGTTCCACCGTCAATTGTACCACCACTTGTGATTGATTGAGCCATGTCGGGGCCAGTTCCTAAGAATCCTCTTAGGGATCTTACTGGTCCTGCGAATCTTC